TACATAATATAATATAATATAATTATATATTATATATTATATATGTTAGTTTTAGTCCCTCCTATATTATTTATATTAATTTATTTATATTGATGTTTTCTTTTAGCTAAAATACTATCATCGTCTTAAAAAAAAAAGAATCAGTATTCTCTATATATATATATTTAATATGCCACAATTAGTTCCCTTTTATTTTTTAAATGAAGTAACATTTACTTTCGCAATACTTGCTACAACTGTATATATTTTATCTAAATATATTTTACCTAGATTTGTTCGTTTATTTTTATCTCGTACTTTCATATCTAAACTTTTTATTAACAAGTAGAAAGGTGTTAGGTATTGGTGTTTGTTTTGTTTTTTTTTTTATTTTGTTTTTCTTACGAAATACGTATACAAAAAAAAAGATATAAATATTGAAACCCCATCATATATAAAAAGATAATAAATATAAAAATAAAAAAAAATATTGAAATCAATCATATATAGAAAGATAATAAATATAAAAAAAAAATGAATTTATGTAAACTAAAAATTCTACCTATCTAAACTAGGGTGATTATGATTAGTGGTTTTTATAAAGTAAAATAGTAAACATTACATTACTCTTAATTAAGTATATAAAATAATGTATATATATATATTTATATATTTATGTATCCAATATAGTAATATATTATACATTTTATTAGGATTTTTCAAGCTTTATTTAATATTACATTTAAAAACATGAATACTTTAACTTATTATTCTGATGTAAATACTAATTTATGAAGAGATAACATGAGTCCATTGACTCAATTCGAAATAAGAGATCTAATAAATATTGATACACCTATTTTTGGTAATTTACATATTTCTATGACTAATATCGGATTATATTTAACTATCGGAGCTTGATTTTTATTAGTTATAAATCTTATAAGTACAAATTACAACAAACTAGTTGGTAATAATTGATCTATAAGTATGGAATCTTTGTATGCAACTCTTCATAGTATTGTTACAAATCAAATTAACCCTAAAAAAGGTCAAGCTTATTTTCCATTCATATATGCTTTATTTATTTTTATCCTTATAAATAATCTTATAGGGATGATACCTTATAGTTTTGCATCAACAAGTCACTTTGTATTAACATTTTCTCTTAGTTTTACAATAGTTTTAGGTGCAACTATTTTAGGGTTCTCCGTGCATGGATTAAAATTCTTTTCTTTACTTGTTCCCGCTGGATGTCCTTTAGGGCTACTTCCCTTATTAGTTCTTATTGAGTTTATCTCGTACCTCGCAAGAAATATTTCTTTAGGCCTTAGATTAGCCGCAAACATAAAAAGATGAGATTAGGTTCCTCCTTCTTATTGTGTAAAAGAGCCAAATTCCGGGGAAACCCTAAAGCTTCTGGTACCAAACTATAACCGAAAGGGTATATGTGGATGAACTAATCACTCATGTAAGGTAACAAGCCAGAAGATTCTAGTAATAGGAATGGGTGATCGCGGATCTAAATCAGATAGCTTATCTGTAAAAGAGCAACGAGTAGACGGTTCTTCCATTACGACTTCGCTAATGGTAAGGTGTACTCTAGTCGCCGGGAAATCGGTTCTTGGACGAAACTAAGTAATCCAAGATTAATGATAGCACAATAGCCTATCCTAATATTATAATATTACTTATTTTTATCTTTTAGTAATCACTAAAATACAAAAAGTAAGATATAGAGATAGTAATCGTATTATTATATATGAACTTTATCTTTTAAAATGAAGTCGTACTATAATAGAGTATATATTATAACACCTTTAAAGAAAGGATAAAGTATATAAACACCTTAAAAGGGGGGACAAAGTTTCTATATACCTTTAAAGAAAGGATAAATTTGTGAACGATTTATGCTAATTTTGATTCAAATTTCTACTAGTATATCTGTCATATTTAATTGTTTTCGGAGCCTCTGGCTATCAAATGAAGTTAGTAGAGCTCAGCGTTCTCTTTCTTATAACCCAAAAGGGGTTAGGGGTAGGTTGTTTTATAAAAATAAAGGTTATGTCTTCGCTAATTTCGGACTAAGCCTTTCAACTGTAAGAGCCTTTTCAACGTACAGCATAAGAAGGAACTATTCCTCTACCACAAATTCTACTAGCTTGGTTATTTTCAATGACGCAGACAAAGACAAACTAGATATCCTTAAATTTATTAAGGGTAAAGCCGGTATTTATATGTGAACTAATAAATTGAATGGTAAAAAATATGTTGGTAGTTCTGTAGATTTAAGGCGTAGATTATTGGAATATTACAATGTTAACCGGTTACTTAATGAAAAGAGTATGCCTATTAACGTAGCATTATTAAAATACGGTTACGGTAACTTTACTTTTACTATTCTAGAAACCTGTGACAAGGATAGTATTATGTCTAGGGAAAAACACTTTTTTGAAGTATACTCTCCTGAATATAATATATTAAAAACACCGGGGAGCCCTGATCGTGGATCAGGATGAAAACACTCTGAAGCTGCAATAGAAAATATGCGTTCCGCTGCAGTTAAGACATTCAAATGTCCAGAGTTTTTAGATAAATTATCTAAAGGCCAATCTAGTGGTATTCAAATTGAGGTAACTGATACTAAAACAAATACTTCTACTACTTATCATGCAATTAGAGCAGCAGCTCGAGCTTTAAATATAGACAGAAGATATATAGAACATTACATTTACCTAAAACAGGATAAACCTATTCTAGGAAGATATACTTTTAAATTAGTAAACTTAAACTTAGTAACTTCAGAAAGTTTAGGGCAAAATACAAATATAATTAATGTTAACAAAGAAAAGCTTCAAAAAACTTCTATGAAAATAGAAGTTACTAACGTTGACACTAAAGAGATTACAATATATTCTTCTATTAGCAGTGCAGCTAGAGAACCTTATAAAAAAAAAAATAAGGAAAAGCATAAATCGTTACAAATTTTGCGTTGTAGCTAAAATATATTAACACGAGGATAAAATTGTGATTCGATTTGTAAACAAACCGTTCAATATTTTATTTTTCATTAAAACTTATCCTTCTGGTATGGAAGAGAAATTAAGTTTAAAAACATCTATTTATAACCAAAAAAGGTTTCATTGTAGAATTAATTTAAGTAATACACACTTTACAGGGAAAATATTCATAAGAACTATATCTACTTCCTTTGAACTTGAACCTATTCTAATTTATACTAATCCTGATGAATATAAAGGATTGATTGTTAAACAGAATAAAGGTAAATCAGGTGTTTACCGTTGAGTTCATAAAGATTCAGGAAAAAGTTATATAGGTTCTTCTTCTATGTTGGATGAAAGATTTAGGCGATACTTTAATCATAGCTATTTATCGAGTAGTAAGCGAGGTGCATCTATTATTTGTAAGGCACTTTTAAAATATGGTTATGCAGGGTTTAGGTTAGAGATTTTAGAATATTGCCCTAGGACAATAGTACTAGATAGAGAGCAATTCTACATAGATAAATTAACCCCTGAATACAATATATTAAAAATAGCGGGGTCTAATTTGGGATATAAACATAGTGAAGCTTCCCTTAAACTTATGAGTATTGCATCCAAAACTAGAAATGAATCAGAAGAATTCCTTGAGTTTAAAAGAAAGGCTATGTTAGGGCGAAAATTATCTAAAGACCATTTAGAAGGAATGGCTAAAAATAATCCGTTTAGAATACCTATTATTCTTTCTAACATCGATACAGGAAAGAGAGAAGAATTTACTTCTATTACACAAGCTGCTCAGTTTTTAGGTATTCATATGACTACTGTTAAGAAGTATTTAATTAATAATAAGCCCTATAAAGGTTATTTGATTACTAAAGTTACATCTAGTTTAGATTCCTCTTCTGTCTCTAGTCTAACTAATTCAAGACAGGCTGTAGAATTAACTAACAGTGTTTCAGGAATTACCAAACAATTCTCTACAATGCAAGCCGCATACCAATTTTTGGGGATATCCCCTAGACGACTCTCAAATTATTTAAAAAATAACGAGTCTTCATCTATAAATGGACAAGTTAGCACTATTAAAGGGTACATTATCACCAAGCTAGACTCAGTTAAACGAGATAGTAAAGCTATAGAAGTTACTAATATTCATACAAATGAAGTTAATAAATATTCTTCTATTAATTCAGCGGGTGAAGCTCTGGGTATACTCCCTTCTAGTATTTCTGTTTATTTAAGCAGGAAACGTGCTACTCCATTTAGGGGTATTTACCTCTTTAAATTAACTTAAGTTATCTAGCATGAGAAAATGTGGGTAGAGTTAATATATTTTAATCGTCAAGCTAGTCTTTCATTATATATAAAAGAAAAGAGAATAAAACCTTTTAAAGGAAAATATTTGTTCAAACTAGTAGATTAATATACTATGACGGCGTAGCCGTAAATAATTGTATATTATTAAAATAAAAGTTTACTTATCTATAAGTACAATTTAAGGATAAATTTGTGCAACGATTATCAGGCCATATGCTATTAAATATTTTAGCTGGTTTTACATACAATATTATGACAAGTGGTATAATATTCTTTTTTTTGGGTTTAATCCCTTTAGCTTTTATAATTGCATTCTCTGGTTTAGAACTGGGGATAGCTTTTATCCAAGCTCAAGTATTCGTAGTGTTAACTTCGGGTTATATAAAAGACGCGCTAGATTTACATTAATAAAAAAAAGTTTTTATTCTAGCCTTTCTTCTAATAGCATATGTAGTACTATCGACCCTGATAAAGCTATTAGTACTTTCCACAAGATTAACTCACAGATATCTGATTCTGATCTATACGAATGATTAGGAGGATTTATAGATGGTGAAGGTTGTTTTATCATAAAAAAAACTCAGCATGGTTATCAATTTGAGTTTCAAGTTGAACTACACATAGATGATCTAGCTGTGTTAAATTTTCTTCAAAATAAATTAAACATAGGTAAAGTTTATGTTTATTCTTCATCAGCTGCATGAAAAGTTAATCGTCAAGCAGATATAAAAGTTCTTATTCTTATCTTAAGCCATAACCCTTTAAATACAGCTAAAAGATTGGATTTTTAAGATTGAAAGTATGCTTTTGAACTTTATATAAGTAGAGCTTCAGCTGAAGGTAATAATTTACAAAACCAATCAGAAATTTCCTTAAAAATTGCCAATATAAAAAATGGTATGAATAAGAATCGTCCATGTGAAGATTTTAATCTTGACAATGTTGTAGTTACAAAATATTGACTATTAGGATTTATTGAGGGTGAGGGTAATTTTAATGCAGAATCAAAATCTTTAGCCTTAAAATTTAGATTGGGACAAGTTTCTAGGGATAAAATTTTACTTAAAAAAATAGTTTTATTTTTAGACGAGTTAGCATCCGAATATGGTGGTAAGTCTTTTAATAAGAGAGTATCTTCTTTTTTCCATACATATGAATATACTAGCTTTAAAAATAAACCTAATGCTAAACCTTTTACTTCAATAGAAAGTTCAAACAGCGAATATCTTTTAAATGTTCTTGTTCCATTTTTAAAGAGCTTATCTTGATTAACTAAGAAAGAATTAGATTTTATAGATTGAGCTCATATTTTAACATTAAAATACGAAGGTAAACATTTATTACCTGAAGGAAAAGAGCTTATTTTAAAAATCATATCGCAAATGAATAGTAAAAGATTGTCAACAGTTTTATTAAAAACAACAGGAGATGATAGAATTAACCTGAATCTTGAAATAGATAAACTATTGGCTGTACCTTCTAACTATGAAATAAGGAGTGATGGTAAAAGAATAGATAAGAGTTCTGGAAAGATAGTTCAGAATACTAATAGTAAAGGAGTAACACTTGTAGATGAAACAGGGGAAATAGTTAAGACATTTGATTCTGGGAGCGATTGTGCTCAATACTTAGGGATTGGCCGTACAAGTGTCTATAGTAAAATTAAAAGTAATAGACCTGCCATATTTAATAACAAAAAATATTATATTAAATTAAATAACTCAATGGAAACCTTAGATTAATTAGTTTAATTAGTAAGAATTAAAAGCTTTAGATTGCTAATAAAATATGGAGCTTCATATTATAATCTGTCCGCTTTGGTCCGAAGAGGGAGGTAATTATAAATATATATTTTTTTTATGTTACATGTATTTGCATCACTTTATGCCACTATTTATAGCATAGTTACAAACCAAATTAATCCTAAAAATGGGCAGATATATTTTCCTTTTATTTATGCTTTATTTATTTTTATCCTAATAAATAATTTAATAGGAATGGTTAACAGGAGCCATAGGATTTTATCATTATTTATCTCAAACATATTTGAAGTATTAGGATTACATAGTAATCTGGCACTTCAAATACAATCATATTCTTCTCTTAACTCTAACTCTATTTTAGATACACAAATAGGCATATCTAAGGATAGTCCTAGATATAGTTTTAACAATAAAAATACCTTCTACCCTAATCCTGATTATATTACAGGATTTGTTGATGGAGAAGGTTGTTTTTCTCTTTCAATATTTAAAGAAGATAGAAACATAACTGGTTGACAAGTTAAGCCTATCTTTAGTATATCTTTACACAATAAGGATATTAAATTATTAGAAGCTATACAAAGAACTTTTCAAACAGGAAAGATCTATAAACATGGAGCTGATTCTATGCAATATCGTGTAAGTTCTTTAAAGAATTTACAAATAATCACAGATCATTTTGATAGTTATCCTTTAATAACTCAAAAGAGAGCAGATTATCTTTTATTTAAACAAGCTATAGCTATAATAAAGAATAAAGAGCATTTGTCTATAAAAGGTATATTGAAGTTAGTAGGAATTAAAGCTACGTTAAACTGAGGTCTATCAGACAAGTTTAAAGAGAGTTTCCCTACTGCAAAAGCTGTAGTGAGACCTTCAGTAATATATAATACTTTTAATGTTAAGATTAAGAACTTAAACTGAATTAGAGGATTTATAGATGCTGAAGGAAGTTTCCAAGTTATAATTCAAAATAATACAAACGTTAGTTTAAGATTTTCATTAACTCAACATACTAAAGATGAGGAATTGTTAAAGGATATAGCTACTTATCTAAACTATGGTAGATATTACAAATCACCAAGACGTGATGAAGGTCAATACTTAGTAACAGTCTTTTCAGATATAAATGATAAGCTAATACCTTTCTTAAATGAGTACCCATTATTAGGAACTAAAAAAGATGATTACCTAGATTTTGCACAAATAGCCGAATTAATAAAATCTAAAGCTCATTTAACGGATGATGGATTAGAAAAAATAAAACTAATTCAAAGTAATATGAATAGAAAGAGAACAACAATAAAAGAAGAATAAATGTTTAGATAATTGTAATATCATAGATAAATAATAATAAAATACAATAAATTTCACTATATGCTGGAAACTTCTAATGCCTTTAGGTATCAATTATATAAACATTGGTGAAAATCTTAAAGGATGAAACAATGAACAATCAGCAGAAAACCAAAATAACAAGCCATGTTATGAGTAGGTTCCTCAGAGACTACACGTGAAAGATCACTTAACGCTGTTTTACAATAACAACTAAGTGATTAAGATATAGTCCACCACGATAAGTCTATAAGGCTTACTGTGATGTCCTTACAGCTTTGCATCAACAAGTCACTTTGTATTAACATTTTCTCTTAGTTTTACAATAGTTTTAGGTGCAACTATTTTAGGGTTCTCCGTGCATGGATTAAAATTTTTTTCTTTACTTGTTCCCGCTGGATGTCCTTTAGGGTTACTCCCCTTATTAGTTCTTATAGAATTCATGAAATTAAAGTAGGCTAAACTACTATTGTGAACAAAAGCCAAACTCCGGGGAAACCCTAAGAGCTCCTGGTACCAAACTTAACGGCGAAAGTCTTAAGCGGACCAACTAATCACTGGTGTACGGTAATAAGCCAGGAGATTCTAGCAATAGGAATGGGTAATCGCGGATCTAAATCAAATATTCTATCTCTTACCTTCTTTAAGGCAGAGGGTAGCCAAACTAGTTCCGGGGGATATAGATCCCGCGCTGGCTTCGTAGGCGCGGGAACTAGTGATCCTTTGATAAGGTTCCCCGCCGCTATGTATACATGGCAATTCTTCTTTAGAGAGAAAGTATTTGTAAAAGAGCAACGAGTAGATGGTTTTTCGGTATTGTATTCAATACTGTAAGGTGTACTCTAGTCGCCATGAAAGTGGTTTTGAGTAGAATCAAGTAACTCAAATTAAAGTTTCTGTATAGTCTTGGCTATTAAATATTAAATCATGTTTTACAGCTTCACACACACAGAATATTTATTAGCCTATATTTTGAAGTTTGAATTCATAATTTAATATATATACTTTATTATAACTTTATCGCTGTGACAACTAAGTCTAAAGCTAGCCCTGACAAGATCCCTACGATTTGCCCCCGATCCCGTAAAGGTAGATCATCAAATCGGACTTATAACCCAGTTACTCCTACCTGTATAGGTAAAAGAACTATGTCCACATCATCTAAACTAGTACCAATTCGAACTTATCTTAATCCTGATAAGGAAAAAGAATCAATTATTAATGAAAATAAAGGACGAACAGGTATTTACAGGTGAGTATGCTTAGAAACTGGGAAAAGTTACATAGGGTCATCCGTTAACTTAAATCTAAGATTTAAACAATATTTTAATTATAATCATATATCAAACCCTAAACGTAATATGAGGATTTATAAGGCGTTGCTAAAATATGGTTATGCTGGGTTTAGGTTAGAGATTTTAGAATATTGCTCTCCTCAAGGATTAATTAAAAGAGAGCAATTTTATTTTGATAGCTTAAATCCCGAGTATAATATATTAAAAGTTGCAGGATCTTTTCTGGGTTATAGACATAGTGAAGCGACAAAAAAACTAATAAGTATAGCTTTAAAAGATACTAAAGTATCTGAATCTACCAGGGAGTTAAAAAGAGAAGCTTTATTAGGTAAATCTTTTGATAAGACGCGAATTGAAAAAATGCGTCTAAGCAATACATTTAGAAAACCTGTCATAGTCACTAATACGGAGACAGGGGAGGTACTAGAATTTGCTTCTCTTACAGATGCTGGTAAATATGTGGGGATATCTAGGATTTCGGTAGCTAAATATTTATTAAACAATCTAACTTACAATAAATATACATTTTCAGAGAAGGGTATAGCTCCTGGTTCCTCTTTAGTAGATAAGGAAGTTAGTGATAAATCTAAATCATCTAAGGGGGAAGGTAAAATATCACACCAGGCTATTTTACTGACTAACCAAGCAACAGGAGATAAAATAGAATTTTCTTCTATCTCAGATGCAGCTATATATTTGAGTGTATCAAAGGGACGTCTATGATATTTCTTTAATAAAACGGTAAAAACAGGAAATGAAACCTTAAAAGGATATACTATATCGAAATTATCTTCTATTCAAAATCAAGTTAATAAAACAAGAAAGAAGATAGAAGTTATAGACATAGAAACAAATGAAGTAACAACATATTCTTCTATTAGTTTAGCTGGGGAAGCTTTAGGTGTATCTCAGGCAAGCATATCCTTATATATATCAAGGAAGCGTAGTAGCCCTTTTAAAAAAAAGTATATTTTTAAATTAGTTTAATTGAGGGGTGCTGTTGCATGCCATGCATACTTCGTTAGCTAGCAGCAGCCTCCGTATAAGCTTCCGATTTCGTAATCCTGCATTAGTATAAGCCAAGAGTACAGTCGTTCATATTTAGCTAGAAATATATCTTTAGGATTAAGACTAGCAGCAAACATAAAAAGATGAGATTAGGTTCCTCATTCTTATTGTGTAAAAGAGCCAAATTCCGGGGAAACCCTAAAGCTCTAATAACTAAAGATAAGAGGGAAACTTCTTATCCGGCCTGATTAATGCCTCAGGGTATAGTAATATCATTAGAGATTCTAGTAATAGGAATGGGTGATCGCGGATCTAAATCAGTAATATATTTATTTTTACCAGTTGTTACTAGCCGATAGATTTATGTTATTACTGTAAAAGAGCAACGAGTAGACGGTTCTTCAATACTTATAATTATTGTAAGGTATACTCTAGTCGCCGGGAAATCCGGTTCTTGGATGAAATTAAGTAATTCAAGATTAAAGTTAACACAATAGCCTATCCTTATTTTTTTTTTAATTGAAAAGTATTGGTAATCATATTGTTATGTGTAAGTTGTTATAAATACTTATACTCTATTCGATCGAGTCAATAAATACCGATGGAATAAGTTTGTAAATACCTTTAGAGAAAGGATAAAGTTTATTATAAACACCTTTAAAGAAAGGATAAAGTTGTGTACGACTTATATTATCTATGATTAAAAATTTTATTAGAAAACCTTTATTATCACATAGCTTTAACTTAAATAACGTTAGATTACGTAGCTTATTTTATCAACCTAAAGTAAAATTAACCTATTTCAGACAAACAGCTGTTAGGGCGTTTTCAACCAGAAGAAATGATGATTCTTCTACAGATTTCTCCAGTGTAGTTGTTTTCTTTGATGCAGACAAAGAAAAACTTAATATCCTTAAATACATTAAAGGTAAAGCCGGTATTTATATGTGAACTAATAAATTGAATGGTAAAAATTATGTAGGGAGTTCTGTGAATTTAAGGCGTAGATTATTGGAATATTACAATGTTAATAGACTACTAAATGAAGAATCTATGCCTATTAACCTAGCATTACTAAAATACGGTTATCATAATTTTAGTCTTACTATCTTAGAAATTTGCGATATAGATAGTCTTATATCTAGAGAAAAACACTTTTTTGAAGTATACTCTCCAGAGTATAATATATTAAAATTTCCTGGAAGTCCTTCACGAGGTTCTGGTTGAAGACATTCAGAAGCAACAATAGAGAATATGCGTGCTGCTACTTACATAAGAAATCAATCTCCAGATAATTTAGCTAAAATATCTGCAGCTCAACCTAGTAGTATAAAAGTAGAAGTAACTGATTTAGAAACAAATAGTTCTACTGTTTATCACGCCATTAAAGCAGCTGCCCATGCTTTAGGTATTGATAGAAGATATATCGAACATTACATTTACTTGAATCAAGATAAACCAGTTTTAGGAAAATATATTTTTAAATTACTCAATTCAGATGACGCTAGCTCCGCACAAAATTTAGTTAATGTAGAAAAAGTCCAAAAAACTAGTTTGAAAGTGGAGGTTACTAATGTTGAGACTAAGGAAGTTACAATATACCCTTCTATTGGTGCAGCAGCTAGAGCATTACGTTATCGCCAGCCTAGCATATCTTTATATTTAAAGGAAAATAGAACTAAACCGTTTAAAGGTATATATTTATTTAAGTTAGTTTAAGATTACTTCGGTTAATTTCATGAGCTTTACAAGATAAAACAGTATTAGGTTTTAAGGCTAGGGCTGCTTCGCACGCCCTTGGATTTTAATTTTGAATATGATCTTATGTAGAAAAGTTTTCTAATATTAGACTTATACATAATCAGAGGATAAATTTGTGGATGCGATTATCGGGTCATATGCTATTAAATATATTAGCTGGTTTTACTTACAATATAATGACATCAGGTATTATATTCTTTTTTTTTGGGTTAATTCCCCTAGCTTTTATAATAGCTTTCTCTGGATTAGAATTAGGGATAGCTTTTATACAAGCTCAGGTATTTGTTGTATTAACAAGTGGATATATAAAGGATGCACTTGATCTACATTAAGAGAAATTATTATAATCTTTTTAAAATCTATAAAAGTTTTTGTTCATAACAATTTTAAAATTATATTAAGTATTATTTCACTATTTAGTGTACTATTTATATATATTAACTTTAATTTGTTTATAACAGATTATTGATTTATAGGTATTACCTTCCCATTATTTACTTTGTTTTTATTTTATTGGTTTAAAGAGGATTTCGTCGTAACTGTCGTAACTAATTTAGAAAATAGAATTACTTTTTTTATCTTTTTATCTATTTTAGGAGGTATATTTATATTTATATTAATTAGTCTATTTAATATAGAGCCAATGGAGGTTTTTAATTGTTGGAGGTCACTTTGTAGATATTTATTTTTATGAATAGCTGGAATTTTATTTATTGAATTCATTAATACACCTTGAAATAAAGATAGCTTATTAAATTTTGGAATTAAACTATGTATAACTATTCTATTTATCTTTCTATTTAGTTTTATTTCTACTGTTATACTAGCTGAGTGGCTTACTTTAAATATGGATGGAGGGGAAGGTCAACCTGTTGGTTCGCCTCTAGGAGGTAATGAAGGTAATGGTGGTAATGGTAATTTACCTAACCCAGAAAGATCTCCTTCTCCAATTGGAGATAATAGAGGTAATACCCCGAATTTAGTTGAAGATGATATGCTAGCAGCAGCAAACTCGGCTTTAAAAAAAATAACTGCCAAGCTAGATATATATACGATAGAAATAAAAGAGTCTTTTATAGCCGACCAAATACCAGGTGATCCACACAATTTGACCCCTCGTGAAGTGGAAGCTGTGTCATTCTCTTTAAATAGACATATTGGTCATAATTTTTCTTATGTTAAGACTAGTAGAGGTGATTATGGTCCTCTTAAGAATTCTTTTTATTTAACTAAAGTGGGTCAAGATGCACCAAAAGGTGCGTTAATGACAAAATCTAATCACCCGCCTAATGATTATACAGCTATAAAATATCAGAATAGTAGTTGTAAAAACCAAATTATAAAAGCTTTAGAAGCATTAACAAAAGATCCAAGAACAGGAAAAAAGTAAAATGAAACTGAAACTGAATCTGAATCACCTTAACCTAACATCATATATGATGTAGGATAAAACTAATATTTAGTTAGTGCTTCGCTGCTTCGCTGCTTCGCTGCTTCGCAGCTTCGCAGCTTCGCAGCTTCGCATAGATAGATGTTATTTTCTTATCCTTCTATTTCTTTACTTACCTTTTTTTCCTTCCCTTTATTATGCCTTTCTCTGGATTAGATTTAGGAATTGCCTTTATAGAAGGCCAAGTTTTTGTAGTTTTAACTAGTGGATATATTAAAGATGCCCTAGATTTACATTAAAGTGAAAAAAAAATATCGAATACACTATCCTTTCTCATTCATGAGAAGGATAAAGTTAGAAAAGAAAAAGATATTAAAAAAAAACAACAAAGAACAAACAAGAGAGAGTATTTCACACAGATATTTTAGCGGACTAATGATATAGGGATGTGTTAATCAAAATGACAAAATGACAAAATGACAAAATGACAAAATGACAAAATGACAAAATGACAAAATGAGAGCCATTCATTTTTGCCAAGAATAATGATTTTTTTACATTTTCATTTCTTATTGCTCAAAATTTAAGGTTTAGGGAGTTTTATTTTATTCTATTATCATTTGTCAAATGACAAATGACAAATGACAAATGACAAATGACAAATGACGAAGGTAAATCTTATCTTCTTCATTGGATCTTTGATCAAAGATAAAACTCCGTTTA